CCAAACAACACCCCGTAGGGTTCACTACTGCGCTACCGCAGCTCGTGCACCAGGACAAGCTACAAGGTCCAACCCTCGGGGGGGTCATCGCCAGGCACCTGGTTAGCCCTTACGGGCAACCACGCTTGTCGTTGTAATTCCCTAATTTCACAGATGAAACGGCAGATCCTAGATCTGCTAGCACATTCATCGCATACATGCTCGTACGGCACATTGTACACTGGGGAATCCTCAATTTTCATTTGTTCTTTTGTCTTCAACTCCCATCCGCGAACGAGGACTTTGAGGGTAACCTCATCGGATGGTTTTTTTCTCTTGAGCGCAGCACGCAACGAAATGCGGCACTCCTCCGTGATAGTCGGCCGAGTACATTTGATAGGAATGTACCCGTCTTCACGGAGCCTGTTGACCCTATCGTCTATGAGAACAATCTCTTCTTCGCGCGATAAATTGTAACCTACAGGCTTAGTTACAACGTCGAAGGGATTGGTGGATCTGGTACCACTGGTTGGTACAGAGCATAATGCTCGACGGATCTCCTTACACCTCACAAGTGCGTTAAACCTGCGGTGCGAAAGGGGACTTTGTATCTTGTTGCTAGCTCTCGCCAACAGGTTCTTGTGCCTCCTCACAAGATACATGAATCCGTCGATGGACACAGATGATCGGTCGGCAAAACCGATTACGTCCTCGACATCACGCCCCATAAACAGGGCTCCACAATTAATTTTCTTTTGTTCAACGCCGTTGACGAACAGGGTGGAGTTTATTTCTCCCTTCTCGGCGTCAACCATTGTCTTTTCTTTGTTAACAATGAGCCCAACTTTCGAGCCATGGGACATCATTCCAGACAACAGCCCCGGGACTGACAAATCCCGGATCAACAAGTCATCACCGTTAATGAGACAGCGATGAAGGCGCCACTCCTCGGCACCAAGTTTCCCTTCGATCAGGAGATCGTTGTGGGCTAGGTCGACAACCGTCTTATTTATAAGACAAAGCAACGGGAAGCTCATCAAACTTCCCATTGGTTGACCCCTGGTCACCTGCTTTCCGTCAATACGCAAGCAACCGAGTACACGAAGTGCTGCCACCTCGTCCTCATTTAACCCTTCTCCTTTGTCGATTAAGACCTCGATGGCGGCTCGCACATATACAGATTTAATCATGTCAGTTGCGGATGAATAATCCACACTGATATATGCGCCGCCATTCAACGAGGAGACTAACTCATGGGTCGGGCTACCCACAAGAAGCCATCCCTTCTTTTTGAGGCTGCAATAAAGGGAGCGATGAAGGGG